AGTCCTCATGCGAGAGGAGAAGCGGTTCGGCCATTGGACACGTCCTTTCCTCTTGCTTGCACATCTGTCCTCGCGTATACTCGGCATCCGACAGTGAAAACCCCAGCGCCGTGTGACCGGCCTGGGGCATGGCACCTCCACTACTACGCAGGAGTAGCGTCGATGCAGTATATATCTACCATTCTGAGGCCTACAACTCAAGATCTGACCGGCGAAAAGTTTGAACGGTTGATTGTTATAGGCTTTCGAGGCTATACGACCGCCGGGCATGCTGTCTGGATTTGTGACTGTGCCTGCGGCAATGTCGTTCCCTGCCTTGCGGATAATCTTAGAAGTGGCAACTCGAAATCGTGCGGCTGTTGGAAAGAAGACTTTCCAGGACATCTTACGCACGGGAAAAGCGCGACGCCGGAGTATCGTATTTGGAATGCGATGATTCAGCGCTGCACAAATCCTAAGCAAAAATCGTATGCGGACTACGGGGCACGCGGTATCCACGTATGTGAGCGTTGGGCGCATTCCTTTGAGGCGTTCTATGCTGATATGGGGCCGCGACCTACCAAGCATCATACGATAGAGCGCCGAGTCAATACGGGTCATTATGAGCCAGACAATTGCACATGGGAAACTCGCCAAACGCAGAATAGAAACAAAAGCAATAATTACATGCTCACGCATAATGGCATTACTCAATGTGCGGCTGCATGGGAAGTCGATACAGGCATCAAGCGGCAAACCATCTTATATCGCAAACATAACGGATGGTCTGATACTGATGCCCTCACAATGCCAGTTGGACAATTTGGACACCGTCGCCATCGCCAGATACCTAAATAGACTAGGCGTTTGTGATCGAGTACGTCACTGCGAGCGTGCCACTAGTACTGACTGAAAGAGCGCTAAATGAATCATGCGAAATGAGAAAGGGCCATGCATTTGTGGTGGTCGTCACGATCATGCCCACTTCCACATAAGACCTAGCTGAACCAGCCGTTACGGTATAGGTCACAGTATACGTACCTGTTGCTCCTGCCCCTGAGACGGCGTTCACGGTCAGGGCTGCAGATTCGGTGGGCGTCTGCATCGCAACGTCAGCAACCGTGGCCGCTGTCGCACCCGTCCCTGCCCACCCCACCTTACTTGTGATGCCGCCACCGAGCACGGTGATCGTCATTGAGCGCGGCGTATTGGCCGTATCATTGATGGTCGTCGCTTGCCCGAAGAGGCCCACCTGTACCAGCTTGGCAAAGTTATTGACGAGGAGATTGGCCGGCCCTTCGCGCATGCCAATGAGGGTCTTGTCGCAGGCGCACCCGCCGGGGATACCCCAGTGATCACGATTATGGCATGGCTCATAGGCGCGCACGTTCAGGTCCATACGAAACGCGTTGCAATCGATCTTCGGCTCGCTGACCCCCTCGATCCACTGCCCCGTGCGCACATCCTTAAACCGCACCCGCGCCGGGGCGACCACGGGCGGGGCCAGCACGGACGTGAGCCCGCCATAGTCCACACCGCGCCGCGCATAGCCTTGTTTCCGCAGCAGGTAGTGGCGCGTCAGGGCCGCAAATTCGTGTGCGTCCAGTTGCTCGGCCAGCAGGGTCGGGAGCAGAAACGGGGTCATCGGGCCATGGTCAAGTACGTTGGACATCGCCAGCGTCCTTCTCGGTAGAATGTTTACTAGTTGATGCGGAATATGAGATCATATGCCGTCAGCCGTTCCGAGGCCTCTAGTGCATCAGTGATAGGCTGGAGTCGTTCATCCCACTCCCGCTTAGATGCGTCAAAGCGCTGGCGTGCGTCCGAGGACGGATCATCCCACTGCGCCAGCCCTGCTTCTATTCGCCTGCGTGTCTTTACGGCGATCCCTCGTGCGTTGTGCGCCATGCAGCGTTGTCGTCCCATCACCCACCCTCGACATACGTCACCATGCACGTCCAGCCGGTGAGCAGGATCGGCGCCACCGGCAGATGCACGCCAAAGCCCGCAGCGGCGCCGGCTTCACACTCAATGCGCTCGTCCGGGGTCGCGACCCACTGCCAGCCATTGAGCACATTGAAGGTATCGGCGATGATCACGGTTTTGGCCCCGGCACCTTCGGCCGAGGCATTGACACCCGCCGTGCCCGCCGCACCGGTCGTGCCGCCCGCAATCTGCGAGGCCGGGGCGCCAATGACATGCGGGGCGGGCGTGGCCGAGACGAGGGTCGGAAAGGCCGTCACCTGACTGTTCAGTTGAATCGCCTGCATGGCACTCGCGGGCGGCACAATCGTCGTGCGCTGCGACACGAGCACGCGCAGGATCTCAAAGCCGCAGGACGCCCCAGGGTTGAGAAACGCGAGGGTGACCGCCTGGTTGGCAATCGTCACGCCGCTACAACTGAGCGTATAGACCCGGCGAGCCATAGCCCTCCTTACTGCGCCAGGAGCGGCGCGACATGGGTATCCTGACCACTATGCGCCCAGAGGAGCAGGCTCCCGGCGGGGTCCGTCCACTCCGTGACCGTCCAGAAATCGTTCCACAGAGCCACCGTCATACTCCGTCTCCTTGTCATGTATGCATAGAAATACTAGGCCGATGTGTAATACATAAGATTCAGCCGTATATCTGTTACGCCTACGCCTAATCGTGCCTTAAACGCCGTATTGGCCGGAAGTTTATACGGTGGATCAAAGTCGAACGTATAGCCGCCCCCACTCGCCGCGAGCGGCATGGAATCGACAATCGTGCCATCACTGGCCCCGTCCGTGCCCCCTTCCACGAGGTCAATGCGGCTGAGTGTGGCCGATGTGTTCCCCACTTTGATGCGCGTAATGTGCAGCGAGAGCCCGGCACCGGGGGCCGCGAGCACGGCGGCATTGGTGGTCGCGGTGAGCGTCACGGTCTTCGGCCCCACCACATCGGCATTGCGCACCTGGGGCGGCATGTACGGGCTCGTGACAAAACGCCCCAACAGGTCAAAGAACGCATCGACCCGGTCCGCCGTGGCCACGGCGGTGGGGACCCCACTGGTCGCCTTGCCCCCAATTTTGAGCGGCTTGCCCGCGTCAACCGCATCATGCGCAATGGCACCATCAATCGGCAGTGGCATCAGGTCTGCTCCACGATGAAGTACGAGACCAGGATACGGAGTGCTCCGCCCACGGGATTCTCACAGGTGATCCGCAAATCCTCATTGAGATCGCCGACGGCGAGCACGCCTGCCCCCGTGCCGCGACTGACGGACTGGCCTGGCATAAGACCCGCATGACTGAGCACCACTCCCGCTGCGGTCGGGGTGCCCGGCGTGCCACACCCCACCCGAAAACCCACGCCATTCACCGTGACCGCCTCATCGAGGACGGCGGTAATCTCGGTAATCGCGACTTGTTGTGTGGCCGACGCCGTAATGATGAGTGTGTCCGTCTGGCTCGTGGTATATTCCGCTTCAAGGGTCATCGTATTCGCAAAGTACGTCATGGCGGTCTCTAGGCAAGAATGTCAAAAAACTCAATGATATAGCTCACACTGCCGACCGTGCTACTGGTGACGTTGCGCACCGTAATCCCCTGATTCTGCCGCAAGGTGAGGCCGCGCTGGCCTTCCCGCCGTTGGTAGATAATCTCGCTGGCGTCATCGGTCGCGCCACTGAGCACAATGCCGGTCGCCGCGAGGGCAATCTCTTCCGATGCGGCGAAGGACCGTTCGATAATATGGGCTTCTGTGACGCTGGTACTGTTGGTGTCGGCACTAATGCCCGCCGACAGGGTATCGGCCGTGTCATCGGCAAAGATCGTGACGCCCGTGCCTGCGGTCCGGGCGGTAATCCGGGCTAGGTACTGCTCCAGCAAGATGCCGGTCACCGCCGTCACCTGCCAGTTGAAGCGCCAGACATGCGTCACCACGACCTTGCGTGTCGTGCTCGTGTTAAAGAGCGTCGCCATGTACTTGTTGGCGCCGGGGACGATGCGATCAAAGACCGCATAGTACGTCGGGAAGGAGCCCGGGAGCGCCAGGACACTCGCCCCACCACGTCGATCAGCCATAGAGGCATTGCCTCATAATAAAAGAATGCAAATATATCAAATCTGTACTATACTCTTTCACATGAGCTATAAAACATTTGAGTTTAACTGCAAAACCTGTGGCCAATTGACGACAAAACATTGTAATGAAAAAACTGTCCCCAAGTATTGTTCGAGAGCGTGTCTGCATGCGGACCCTGAGTGGCATATCCAGCGAATAGCAACACGTAAGGCACATACTCTTGCGGATGGGAAACCGTTCGGATGGTACAAAAAAACGCCCTTCATCTGCAAAACCTGTGGGACTGAAAGCATTGGAAGAATGCGTCCACCTGGAGCCCTGCCGCAATATTGCTCTCGCGCATGCATGAAAGCTGATGCTGACCTGCAAGCTGCTCGAACAAACGCATCGACCCTTGTGCGGCGCACTCCAGAATCGCGTGCCAAAACGAGCGCTGCCCTTCGCTTGCTTGCCACGCTCCCAGGTGCGCATGAAAAAGCCGTGGAACGTGGCAAGCGAGCAAAACCCAAAGAATGGCATGAGAAGCTTTGTGAATGTGGCTGTGGTGAAACGATTCGCTATTCTACAAGCAAGTGGGACAAGAAGCCCCCGCCTACCTATTTGCCTACGCATATTTACCGCACTGCTGCCTATCGTGAGAACCAAAGCGCCACCATGAAGAAAATTGCCGAAGACCCGTTGTGGAGAGAGCGCAAGCGTGCAGACATGTTGAAGGCGTATGAAAATCTCGCGTATCCTCAATCCAACAGTCGACCAACATTGCAAGTTGCTGCCATGTTGACGGCCATGCAGATCGCCTACGTGCAAGAATGGACATTTGGCCACTATTCGTTTGATTTCTATCTGCCAGATTATCATAAAGTTATTGAGGTAAACGGTGACTATTGGCACGCAAATCCCATTCTCTATCCCGATGGTCCTATCAACAAGATACAAGCAAATCGCCTACGCGTGGATGCCTCAAAAGCTTCCTACCTCACACATCGCAACATCCCGTTGCTCATTCTATGGGAGCATGACCTCAAACATAGCAAGAATGAATGTAGCGAGAAACTTGCTGCCTTTACACATCAAGTTAGTTCCTCATCGAAATAGAACAAAACAGAACAATCACTATCATCGACCACCCCGAGATTGGTCACAATCACGCGAAAGCCATCCAGGCCCGCCGTCGCAGAATAGGGGACAGTAATAAAGCCGGCATGCGGCGGGCGAAACTCCCAGTACCCCACGTTCGTAATGCCCAGGCCCTTGATCGTGGAGGGCGTGCCATTGGCAACCGTGTACACTTCCGCCTTGAAGGGTGCGGCGCAGATCACGTCCACGCCCCAGAGGCGCCCGGTGGTCGCGGCCGTGAGTTGCGCACTGTCGAGCGTCACACTGGCCCCGGTGGCGAGACTGGCCGAGGTGGCGTAGGTAATCTGCGGCGAGGTCAGGCCAATTTCCACATGCTGCCGCTGCACCGTGTCCGCACCAATCACGAGCTGGCGCGTCGAGGTTTTTTTGCCCGATGAATCGGGAGGGACCTGAATGTACGATAACGGCATAGTCTATTTCTTTTTAGCGTACAGCGCCATAGAAGCGACAACTCTGCTGCCAGGCCGTCAGTTGCTCGGTCACAAACGCAGGCGCCTGGTTTTGCAGCAACGTCTGGAGTTGGGCGGCCGTGATCGTCGGGGCCGCGTCAATCAGGACCTCGAATTCCAGGAGCGTCCCGGCCCGGATCTGCGCCTGCTCCGCAGCCGTAATCTGCCCAGGGTCCGTGCCTTCCACCATCGCCGTGCGGCCACTGCGCCCCGTCACCAGGAAGACGGTACTCCAGGGAATCCCCGCCGCATTATTCCCCGCCGGCGTGGCGGTATGGAGCAAACAGCGGAAGCGCCCCTCGGTATATTCGAGCACATGCACTTGTGACACGTGATGCTCCTAGACGCCCACACCACTGAGGGCCAGAGAGCCCAACGGGGGCCCCGCCACCGCGATCACCGGGAGGTCTTGCCACCAGTACGCCGTCTGGGGAGGAAAACAAAAGCCACGCCCGAGTCGCATGATACGTCCTTTCTGGACTAGCTCGCAATCTTGAAGTAGCAATAACAGTTCAGGGCCGCAGGCGCCGTCACCCGTATGCGTGTGGAGTTGCCGATATTGCACACGGGCTCCATGCCGAGCGGAAACTGTTTAATAAACGGCTGACTGAGCCCGGTAATAAACTGCGGCGCATCGAGGTTGCGCACACTGGTAATGGTGCCCTCCGCCGTGGACGTATAGCCCGTCCCCGTGGTGCTCAGGGTCATCACGGTCGCCGCGACGGCAGCCAGGTCGCTCACTTTGGTGATATCGGCCTCGACGGACGCCGTCACGGTCGCAAAGACCGTACCGGTTTCGATGAGTTCCACGACAATCGGGGTGGCCAGGGCTGCCCCATTAAAACTAATGCCCCATTCGACAATCCGTAGGAGCACCAGGGGGCGGAGTTGGAGCATGGTCTTGATGGCCGTGCCCGTCGTCACGGCGGCAAAGGCGGCGGTCGTTTGCATCGGGCCATTGCCCACGAGATAGAGGGACATGCAGACTCCTTACCAATAGGCGCGGCGTTGGACGGCCATGGTCATGCCGGGATGTTCTCCGGGAGGCAGATTGACCGTAAAATCGCCCATCGCAAAATTGTCGAGCACCTGCGTGGTCGTCGCCGTAAAAAGCCCCCCATACGGCCCCCCGACCGTCGAGCCATTGATGGCACTATCCGTCAGGTTATGCCGCAGCGTGCCATTCTGCCGCGTTTGGAGCGTGGTCCCTTGCGCTTCGAGATAGATGGTATCGCCACTCACCGGGGTCGCAAAGGTCACGCTAGAGACAATCGTCCAGGTGCCCGCGACCAGTTTCGAGAGGGCCACCGAGGTGCCCGACCACGCATCCACAAAGTAAAAATCCCCCGACCCGGTCGAGGCCATGCGCACGGTCGGCCCGCCATCGTCCGTGGCATTGTAGGTACATTGCGCCCAGTGATCGAGCGCCATGGCCCCCGCCCCCGTGTACGCCCCGCCCGAACTGCCCGACGTCCCCTGGCAGGCATTGGAGACAATCTGCAGCGCATTGAGGCCGCCGGGCGTCGCCCAGTTGGCCCCGAGCGTCCCACTATTGGCCCGCGTGAAGGCGTCGGTCGCGATGGTGGTCATCGGTTACGGCACCACGCGCAGGTTGGTCGGGGCGTTCAGGACGAGACTTTCGGCCTGCCACGCCGCGAGTTGCGCCTGGGTGAGCGCCCCCGTATAAATCCGCGCATCGCGCATCGTGCCCAGCAGATAGCCAATCGTATCGGTGCCAAACCAGACCGGGACACTATTATTGCTCATCGTCCCCGTCATCGTCCCGGACCCCGCACTCACCCCGTCAATCCAGAACGTCACCGTGGTTCCGGCCCTGGTCACCGCGACGAGATGCTCATTGGCCAGATCCGTCAGGGTGCCGGTACTACAGAGCAAGCCCGGCGCCGAGCCCCCAAAGGCAAAGCAGAGCGTGTTCGCCTCCAGCCAGAAGACCCAATCATAGGGGGCTTGGCCCACGGACGTTTTGGCGCACAGCCCATTGCCATTGGTCAGGTTATCGAAGTTGACGCGCATGCCAATGGTCAGATCGCCGGTCACGCCGAACAGGGCATTGGCCGGAATCTTCACCCCATCATTGACCCCGTCAAAGAGGAGGCGCTGTGCTTGCCAGACCGGCCCGGCCGCGGGACAGGTCGTCCCCTCGCAGAGTTGCCCGGTGAGGGCGTTGCCACTGGTATCCGCCACACTCGTCCCCGTGCCCTCCCCCATGACCAGCTTCACGAGCAGCACGGCCCCGGGCACCGTGACCGTCTGATACGGATTGTCCACGCGCCCGGCACCCGTCGTCGTGTCCGTGAGCGCGGTGCGCAAGGCCGCATTGGCGGTCTCCAGCGTATAGCTATAATCCGACGACGGCGTCCAGGTCGTCCCCGGATTGCGTTCCGCATAGGTCTCGGCCCCGGTCACCGACCACTGCCCGACGACTTTACAGTTGCCACCCGGCGTGTCGGGCTCGGGCGGCACAAAGGCCGTACAGGTCATGCGCGGATAGCCGCCGGGCTGGCCATTATAGATGTCATTTTCGGAGAGCATCTGCCCGTCATCGGCGGTCTGTGACCCAATGGTATTTTGATCAAAGTAGTTATTAAAGCTGTGCGTGCGGCAATAGCGTTGCTCAGGATGGCGCACATAGCTGTGGTTATACCAGTTATGGTGCAGGGTGACGCGGGTATTCAGATGATCGGTGGCCCCAAAATCCGGGCCACACAGAATATAGCGGTCGTTCGTGCCCGCCTTGATGAGTTGCGACCAAGAAATGGTGATGTCGCGCGACGCCGCGTCGGTCTCGCCCCCCCACCCCCCGATGGAGACGGCGGTGTTGACGCCATCCGTGTTGTCGGAGAGAGTGACATGGTCTATCCAGATGGTCTGCGAGCCCCCGAGAAAGCGCAAGGACCAGGTATGCACCCCAATGAACGCGACGTTGTGGATAATCCAATTATGGACCGCACTGAGTTGGAAGGCCGAATCCGCACTGGCGATGATGATATTGGCCCCCCGCCCGTCAATGGTCTTGTCGTGATTATTATTAAAGCCTTGCATGGCGAGCGTCGAGGCCAGATTGATCGTGCCCGACACCGAAAAGATAATCCACTGCGGCCCACTGCGCGTCACACAATCGCGCAGACTATTCGCCCCCGCATCATTCAAAGTGCTCACGGTACACAACGAGCCGCCCGCCCCGCCCGTGGCAAGGCGGCCATACCCGACCCGGTAGTTGAGCAACCCTTCGCGCCAGAGCTCATTCGAGGGCAAGGTCGCCTGGGCCACCGACGCCAGAAGGCCCCACACGACCAGCACGCCCAGTACCCTGCGTCCCACGTTTCCTCGCATCAACCTCTCCTGTGTGCAGCGCGTGACTGCATGTGATACACTCCGCTGCGTTGCGGCAGTAGCTGGGCTATGGAGCAGGATGCCACCCCTGTGGAGACTGCACACATCGAAGGCGCTGTCGGGCGGGAGCAGTGGGCCACGCCATGCGTGCCGCGCTGCTCCATGTCCCGCCTCACAATAGCACCCCATTGAAGTTGTAGGGGCGTTCCCCAAACGTATCCGCCAAATTTTTCAAGATGACCCGCACCGTCGTACTGGCCGTAAGCCCTGCCGTACTGATCCCAAAACTGTCGGCGGTACTCATCAGTGCGGTCCGCACCGCCAGCGGCAAACTGCCAAAGGTCGTATTCAAGGTGACCCCGCCACTAAACATCGAGGGCGGGACGTTCCCCGTTTGCTGCGCGTAGATGCCGCCAAAGCGCTGGAGGAAGCTGAACATGCCCAGCACGCTCCGCACCACCCCCAGCCAGGTATCGGCGGTCGTCACCCACAAGGCCGGGATATGCAAAGCTTCGAGGGCGTTGCGCACGGCCGTCACCTGGCCACTCGTGAGCTGCGGCGCCAAATCAAAGGGGAGGGCCGTCACGTCGGGCTGCGCACTCACGCTAGCATCGTCGGAGACACTGAGGTCGGCGCCGACCACCATGACCGGCTCAAAGCCATAATCCATCGCGGACCAGTCACTCAGCGTCTCAAAATACTTCGGGCGCCGTGCATCATCACGCCCGCTGCCCGTGCCAATCACCGGCACAATATACAAGCGAAACGCCATACTGAGTCCCTTATGGCGTACAGGCCACGTTACTGTAGGGGCCAACCTGTCCCCCCAGTGTCATCGCCAGCCGGTAGTGATACGGCACACCCGCCACCACCTGCGTATCCGTCCAGGTGCGATCCGTCACCGCCAGACTGGCCACGGGCGCCATCGTGCAGGCATCGGTACACAGGGCCGCACTGCACCGTTCCATCTGAAACGCGTCGCCCTGCGTGTTGCTATCGTCCCACGCCAGTGTCCATTGCGGGGCCTGGGCCATGACGGTGATCGTCAGACTATCGCTGCCGGTATTCCCGGCGGCATCATGCGCAGTCACCGTGACTTGCGTGGTCCCCACCGCCAGCGTCAGTCCGAAGGACCAACTGGTGGTCCCGGTCGCCGTCCCACTCCCGCCCTGATTCGTGCGCCACGTCACCTGGGTCACCCCGCCCCCCGGGTCGGCGGCCGTGCCGCCGAGCGTGACACTCGTCGCGGTCGTGGTATAGGTCGTGCTCGTCGTGGGCGCCGTAATCTGGAGCGTGGGCGCTTTATGATCGGCCGCATGGGCCGAGCAGGTCATCATGCCCACCAGCAGGAGCCAGAGCCATCCTCGCATCACCGCCTCCTCGTGTGCGCTACCCGAGTGCCTTCATGACGCGCACGGTAAAGACCATATAGGGCCGCACCTGCTCATCGGTCCGCAGCAGCCACGGGGATTGCAGCGGACTCACGCTGAGATAGGCCACGCCGCTGAGGGTCTGATTACTCACACTGCCCAGCGCGGTCCACGCCTGGATCGCCCGAGCCATCGCGGACTGAAACCCATAGGGCGTGCCGCGCACCAGCACTTGCACCAGCGGTTGTTCGACCGACGCGGGCAACCCGTCCTGGACCCGCAGCGGGGGCAGGCCGGGCACGGGAATGAGCGCCAGCACGGCATCGCGAATCAGGATCTCGGGCGTATCCTGCGGAATGCCGTAGAGAAAGAGATCGACGGCCAGCGTGCCGAGCCCCTGCGCTGCCAGATAGGTGAGGAGATCATTGAGCACGGGCATGGCTTACCCCTCGGGGTCGGGGGCGCGAAAGCGCCGGCGCGTCGTCACTTCCAGATCGGGCTGCACGAAGCCATCGCGCACACTCACGTCGACGGTCAACTGCGCAAAGGTATTACGGCGACACAGCTCGCTATAGTGCTGCTCCA